AATACATAGTTGTGCTCTTGTAGGAGCTGGTAGGTTTAAGTGTGTCCATATAGCAGTCAAAAAGAACCTAAAGTCATCTTTTAACTGAGATTCAATATCAATCATGGGCCTGTAGTTTCAGATGAGTTAGTAGGAGTTTTACCAGATCCCTCGGGAAATGGATTATAAACTCTCGGAAACGTAGAGTTCATTAGTTGTAACTCTCTAGCACGTCGTTTAATTAACCCATTTAAAACACCATAAGTACCATCAGCACGTTTTCCTAATCTAAACATTGGTAGCACTCTACGTATTTCATCCATGTCTCCATTTACAACTGCAGCTCGCATCATTTTATTCTCATAACCAGTTCCCTGCTCATTGAGCTCTTCGAGTGCATTAACACCGTTGTTAAAAGCCCAAGAAATAAGACCAGCTTGCTGCTCTTTAGTTAAGCTATTGTAACCTTCATATCGTTTTGACCATTCACTATGTATCATTTTAGTTTTTTGTCTAAGTAAAGGACGTGCTTCCTCTATAGTCATAGTATCACCGTCTTGTACTCTGGTTTTTTCATCACCATAAAACTCAAAACCAAATCCTACAGTTGGCTCACCTTCGCTAAATGTACCATCTTTATTAGGTATTTTTACTCGGTATGCTTTAGGTTCAAATTTTTCTTCATTTATTATAAAATTGTCAACTTGATTAAAAAATTCGTCTTCGGTAACATCCATAAAACCAGTTCCAGGTGTACCTACTACTGGGGTTTGTGTCATAGTTTGTGCTAGATTGTATGTAATACACGCTAGAGGCCCCTTGTAGGGCCTTCTAGGTGCCTTAGAGGATCATCTGATCCACTGTAGTATTAAGTTTTCTCGGATAGGGTTTGGGGGAAAGTTATCCCTAAACCATTCTAACCAGTCATGGCTTCCTTTGTTTTGATTACACTTGACGCAGGCTGGTACGCAGTTCCTAGACATGTGACTACCGCCAGCACATCTGGGGCGTACATGGTCAATGGTAAGATCATGTTCGCAATGTTTTGTTCCACAATAGATACATTCATAATTGTTTGCCTCCTTGATAGCGTGTCTCCACATACGTTTTGCTTCGGATGAGGTCATAGCTATTAAGTTTTGTGTGTAATGTTTATAACTAGGAAGTACTGGTGTCATTTTTTACCACGGTTTCTTGCTCTGTTTTTAGATGGGTCTTCACGGACTAATCTTCCTGACTTAGTGTGTGAAAAATCCTTTCCGCCCTTACCTTCCGCCCCTGCCTTTCGTCTTGCTCGTTTGAGCTCAACTCTATACGCAATCGCTGATTTAGTCTTGTTACGTTGTCTTTGGGCGGCATTTTTCTTGGCCCGTGATTCGGGGTTGTCCCTGTAGTTTCTGGCACTTTTTTTAAGTTTGTTACGTGGTAGTTTTTTAGGAGCCATTTTTAATTATCGCATTTTGTACAGTGTCAAAATCGACAGTCGGCATAATGTCTGCTAACTGAGACAAGGGTGACGTATCAAACGCCACACCTGTAATGTCGTTTTTGTATAACCAGTCAGCGGCAACTTTAAGGTCAGCTGTAGTAGCCTCGCCACTACGTACCCTTGCAGTAAGCTCTTGGGTTATTAGTTTATGTAGTTCATTAAACTCATCCTCGCCAGCTCTGCGGGGTATGCGTTTTACATCACTCACTTATAACCACCTTTGGAGGAAATAGACCACGTTTGATAAACTCTACAGCCTTATCATCTAGGTCGTTGTCACTTTCTTTAGCTAATCTTTCTAACAAATCAACTACAAATAACTTAAATTTCTCACTTTTTAAAAAGGTTAAAACGATTGGTTTTAGTAGTGCTAGCATCTTCTTTTGGTAATAATGATTGTATTGGTACTATGTCTTGGCACATGTGATAAACACGTGTCCCTGGGCGGATAGTAAAGCCCCTTTGCTGCAATTCTGCACATTTCAGTGCACGTACAAGTTCAAAGTCTAATTGCATCTTTTCTTCCTGACGTTTAGCTATGCGTCTACATTGTTCTAGACCACGCTTGTCAAGAGGTATCATAAAGTTAACTTGAAAGCCCCAGTTTTCACTAATTACGTACCCTTCGGGGTCGTATGGTGAGGTATCATTACCCATATAAAAGGGGCTAAAAGTCATTGTTGACCCGTTACAGGATATGCTAGGGCCGTATTGCTGTCTAGACGGTGCACCATTGTTCTGAAATTGCACTGCCTGATTGGTGACATTTCCCGTAGCTGCGGCCACAGGGTTAGAAGTGTTGTTTGTCTCACCTTCAGCGTATGCTGGAGTTACTGTGAGAATACAGAAAGCGAGGTAGTAGTAGAGTTTATGGTATAGTTTGTTGTTGTATCCCATTGCTCGACTAACCCAGCTGCTCTTGAGGTTGTTTCTAGTGTCCAAGGTAACGATGTATCAGTAACTGTGAATGTTGTACCACTCCCAGATATATCTGCAGACGGTGTTACGTTAGATCCAGACCAAGTATTCGTGGCCGCTCCAAAAACTTGCTTTTGCGTCACTTCTGTTATAGTCTGAGTGGTGGTTGTAGTAGCGTTCATACTACCTTGTGTAAACTGCGGTGTCACGGTGTTTGCACTAGCAGCTGCTGGTATCAACAATGCTAGCAGTAGAAATTTTTTCATTTGATTATTTTTTGACATTCAGAGCATTTTAACTCTCCTTTGCCATTACCGTTTTTTCCGTTTGATGTAGACAAACCAAAACTAGCTATACCGCCAGCAAAAATTGAAGCTACGAAAGTTATATCCGCAGCACTTGACGACTTCTTAAGCATTGGTACATCTACATAGTTTAATGTTATTATAAATCCGCTCCACACTACAACGCCTAGTCTTACTATTGTAGACACAATTTCCATGCGTTCTTCGTGTGTATCACATCCATCCATTAAACCTTTTTTCTTTTTTTCTTCCATTTGTCAATCTTACCTTGTAAGAATTTTTGAACACGTTTTTTTATAAGATCAAAAAAAGGTTGAGCCAGTGTTGTGGTAGCCACAGCTGCTACCGCTGTAGTTACAGCCGTAACCATAACTTCAGGCGATGGGACTGGCATTTGAACATCTATAATAGGTATGTCTAGTTTTCTTTGCTCTGGTTGTTCTTTTTTGGTTTCCGCTGATTGAGTCCCCTCTGGTCTGCGAAGATCGCTCGGAGGTACAACCAGCGGCTTGTAAGATGGTACATCAGCTGTTGGTAAAGGTATGGATATAGTCTGTATCTGATCTATGTTGGGGATTGAGATGCTTGGAATGTTGTCCATGCGTCTTTCACCTCTTTTGTCCAAACTGCGTTGCATATAGCTGTAACGTCAGCGGGCTGACCGTCTAAGCTTGAGTCTGGATGTAGTACATATCTTTCAAAAGATCTTGTAAGTTCTGTATCATCTTTTTTAATAACGTGTGCCTTTCGTACTTGCACCACTTTATATTGACCGACAACTTCTATCTTGTCGTATTCTATTGATTCTGTAAGTGCCATTTTTAATTTAATAATTTGTTTTATAAGTAGCTTGAATCCAGATATGTCTTATACCGTTGTAAGTACCCATTCTAAGATACAATCTATCATCAGCAGCAGAAATATAAGACCTACCAGCTGCATTAGAGTCCATACTAAATCCACCCGGTCCATACATAATAGCTATATTAACTGGAGTATATAAACTGTTTTGGTTACTAGTACCTGTAAATGGTAAATTCTCAATATATGCATCATTACCGTATTCTCCATTATTACCAGTTATAAAATACTCCATCCAAATATGGACAATGTTACCAATTTTGGTATATTCCGCATGACGAAGTTGACTGTTACTTATATTTGTCCAAGTTCCTTGGTATGCAGGAGTAAAATTACCTTCTTCATAGTCGTCAAGTGCGTTATCTGCTGCGGTGTCTCCGTTAAAGGTTATACCTCCACTATTAAGTATGCGTGCTTTTTCACCACCTCTGGTTCTAAAAATTAAATTAGAACCACCTGAACCAGTAGTAGATTGGTCAGCACCAATAACCATGTCACCAGTTGAAGCAACCCAACCATCTATAAAACCATAGTTACTATTAGCATTATCAGATGAAAGTCTTAAATCTCCATCTGATTCTAAAATCATCTTATCTATATTATTAGTAGCTATATTGATATTTTGATTTTCTCTTTGTGTAATGTAAGCTCTAGTGGAATCATTACCAAGAACAAAACCATTCAATGCACCATTACCAGTTCCAGTATTTCCAAAAGTCATAAAGGTCTGAGCTTGTCCACTTTCTAATTGAAGAATATAACCAGTACCACTACTCGGAGTCATTCCTATTCCTAATTTAGTTCCATCAAAAATAAAACCTGATTCACCATTTAAAGTATTAGCAGTACCAGAGCCAGTAATAACTCTGTTATCTGCGTTGTTGTTTATTGTTGTACCAGCAGGGATGTTTACAGTTTCAAAGCTAGGATCTGCTCCGTTGTTTGCTCGTAGAAACTTACCATTGTTAGATCCTGTACCGTGTGGCAGCTTGTCTAATGTTACTGCTTGGTCGGCTATATGAGCTGTATCTATACTACCATCTACAAAATGTTCAGAATCTACAGCATCATCTGCTATCTTAGTTCCGTTAACTGCATCTGCTGCTAGTTTAGCTGTAGTAATACTACCGTCATCTGGTACACTACTTGCAAGTCCGTTTGTCTGCACAGCATTACCCATAAGACCATGAGCACTGCATTGGTAGTACAGGATTGTAGGTGTAGCATCACCTGTGACAATCTGTGTGTAAGCACCGCTAGAACCAGCAGTGCCGTTTGTTGTTACGTTTGTAGTATAAGCTGTAACCTTAGCTGCATCTTTGTAGAAACGTAGTGGGTGTCCACTGTTACTGCTATCTGCTTGGTCAAATTTGTAGGTAATTCCTGGCGTTAGTACAATAAATGGAGCAAACTTACCATCTATTTTATAACCGTTACTAGAACCTTGACCGTTGTATCTGTGGGTAGAATCTTTAGATGCAACAGTTACCGTAAAGACTATAGTAGATCCAGTATATAAATTTTGTATTGGTTCGAGAATGGTAGGTTGTATCCCACCATTACTCACTTGTGTTTGTCCCATAATTATTCTGGTTTAGGATACTTGTTTTTAACAGGATCGACTATGTCTGTTTTCCATTTTTCAATACCGTTGTGGTATATGTAATCAAGCTGTATGCCCCAATCTGGATATGCCAATTCCCGTTCAAATTGGTAATTAAGTTTGTTAAGTTCAACTCTAGCTGCATCTACTAAAGATTGATCTATAGATACAGAGTTATTATCTGAATCAAATATTCCTGTATCATCATCAATAATTTTGACATTTGGGTATGCCTTTCTAATTGCATCGTGATCGTAATTCATTATAAAATTCCTGAGTCTATTTCCATAACTGTAGTTGTTGAGGCAAATCTTCCTATATGACTACTATTATTATCAGCCTCAGTTCTATTAAGATAAACAGTTAAAGTACCATTTTCTTGATGACTTAGGGCAAAACTATAAGTTAAAGCACTTGTTGTTTGAGGATCGTCTAAAAAAGTCATTGTTATAGGTGAAGGAGAAGAACTATTACTAGCTGTGCTTCCGCTTGATCTCCTTACCCTACTACTAGAAGCATCACCAACACAAATTGATGTATTGTTTCTTCTTAAAACAAAACTTCTTCCATGTGAAGTATTGCATGCCATTTCTCCAGTAACCATAACAAGAATCTTATTGCTAGAACTTGAAGGGGTTATAGATACTTGAACAAGATTAGCCGATATATTACCTTGACCAACACTTTCCGAATAAACACTTGTCCTTAGAGCTTGTTTTACTTGCAAGATACCAGCACCTAAACCTGTAGCAGTAGCAATACTTGTGCTATCTCCAAAATGTATAGTCATTATGATACCTCCGTTAAATTAAATTTGTATTTTTTACCAGAACGGTTATTTTTTAAAAACAAGTCTGATTCTCCTTCCTGTATTGTCCAGTCACCCCAAGTACCATCGACATCGTTAGATGATCCTTCGTTAGATAAGTTAAGGTCATTGGTGTAGACGTTTCTCCAACGATTAGATGATCCACCTAAGTCATAAGCATTATTAGAGTAAGGTAAAATATGTCCATCCCATTGCACAGCAGCATTAAAATAATATTGTCCTCTATCAGTTGAAAAATGACAAAAACCTGAGTTTTGTGGCCCAACGTCTACGTAACCATTGTCAGTAGCAATTCTCAATGATCCACCACTTTGTTTACTTAATTTTGTTCCACCATCTTGTATAGCTAATTGATTAGTTACAAGTGCACCATAACTGGTTGTCTCAAACTTTTGCTGACCATTATGTGCTAGAGCTACAGTTCCATTAACATAACCAGAAAGCATCATT